AAGCTTATGTTGTGTGTTAACGAATGGTGTCGTAGCTATTCCTAAACACAATTTGGTCGAAGGATATCGTATGTTAAAGATGTCCCGTGGAAGTTGGTATGTTGAAATACCTCTTGATGATGCGAATGTTTACAAATGTCCTGAAAAGGATATTGCTTTTGTTTACAGTGCAAAGATTCAAGGTCGTGATCTCATTAAACATATTCGTGAAAATGATGTAAACACATCCCTCATGCGTATGTTGCCCTCCAAGTTAGTTCTTATTTCTCGATTGAAAGAAACTGAAGAAGTTTCCTCTCAAGAATTGTATGGAACTTGGTCTAATGTGATTAAAGCAACTGAAGGTAGCTTTCCTGGTTGGAATTATACGATGTCAACTGCATCGTACCACGGTTTGTGTGGTGCTGCAGTGGTTGTTCGTGATTCTGGGTATTTCGCCTTTGGCGGTATACACTTAGCAGGAAATCAACGTATTGGAGCTGGAGGAAGTATTTGTCAAAAAGATATTGATGCTTTGCGTGAACATTTTAAGAATTTACCTGATATTGCAACTGGTGGACCATTTCCATCAGCTGTCATTGGTGATTCTGAAGCCATTCGGCTAAATGTAGAACCCGACAAATCTTCTCCCTTGGTATGGATGGGAGGTACTCATCATTATGAGTATCTCGGCCAATGCAAGGGTAAATCCACGTTTCAATCGAATGTGAGACCTAGTATGATTAGTGATACAGTGACAAAAGTTACTGGACATAAGAATAACTATGGTCCTCCTCGTGTCGGACAATGGTGGCGTCCTTATCATCTTGATTTGGAAAAACGCTCAAACCAACCAATTGGATTTGGTATTGGAGAGCTGAACGCTGCTAGAAGTGAGTATGTATCAACATTTGTTTCTGAATTTTATTCATTGGACAAATCGGTGCGTGATTATCTCACTAAAGGTCCCCTTTCAAATAACAACATATTGAAAGGTATTCCTGAGTATCGCTTTATTGATCGTATGAATTTTAAGTCCGCGTTGGGCTTTCCATATACTGGATCGAAGAAGAAGTTTTGTACTCTAGATGACAATGGGGATATCATTGATTTCCTACCTTGGATTTGGGATGAAGTTAAGAAGGTTGAAACTGTTATGAAGCATGCTGTGCGTTCATATCAACCATTCAAAACGTCTCTGAAAGATGAGATAACCAAACAATTCAAGGATGATGGTTCTGAAAATACTAAAGTTCGTGTATTCACATGTGCTCCTGTTACATTGCAGATTTTAATTCGTAAATA